CATTGCTGATGACTTCTTTGCCTCTGTTTATCCTACTATTTCTTCTGGACAGAGCACAAAGGTAATTATCGTTTCTACCCCTCGTGGTATGAATCACTTCTACCGCATGTGGCACGATGCAGAGAAGGGAAAAAATGAATACGTACCAACCGATGTTCATTGGTCTGAAGTTCCCGGTAGGGATGAAGCGTGGAAGGAACAGACTATTTCCAACACTTCAGAACAGCAATTTAAGGTTGAGTTTGAGTGTGAATTTTTAGGATCAGTTAATACATTAATCAATCCAGCAAAACTTAGAAATCTTGTATATGAGGATCCTATACAAAGAAATGCTGGATTAGATGTTTATGAAAAACCTAGGGCAGACCACAATTATCTCATAACAGTTGACGTTGCTCGTGGATTGGGTAACGATTATTCTGCATTTATTGTTTTTGATATTACAGAGTTTCCATATAAAGTGGTTGGAAAATATAGAAATAATGAGATTAAGCCCATGCTATTTCCAAGTATTATTCTAGAGACTGCTAAAGGATATAATAATGCTTGGTTATTAATTGAAGTCAATGACATTGGTGAACAAGTTGCCAATATCTTACATTATGACCTAGAATATGAAAATATGTTAATGGCTGCAATGAGAGGTCGTGCTGGGCAGGTAGTTGGACATGGTTTCTCCGGTAAAAAGTCACAAATGGGTGTAAGAATGACTGCAGCAGTCAAGAAATTGGGTTGTTCAAATCTTAAAACGTTACTAGAAGATGATAAGTTACTAACACTAGATTATGAAATTATATCTGAACTTACAACATTTGCACAAAAACATAATTCATTTGAAGCAGAAGAAGGATGTAATGATGACTTGGCAATGTGTCTGGTTATATTTGCTTGGCTAGTTGCTCAAGAGTATTTTAAAGAAATGACGGACAATGATATTCGTAAAAGAATATATGAAGAGCAAAGAAATCAAATTGAACAAGATATGGCACCATTTGGATTTATACTAGATGGTTTGGATGAAAGTACATTTGTCGATGATACTGGGGATAGGTGGCATACTGATGAATATGGTGATCGCTCATATATGTGGGATTATTATTAATGGATCTAGATAAGCAAATAAATTTAGAACATATATTATTATTTGATAGAGAATGTAGAGTCTGCGGAGAAACTAAAAATTTAATAGATGACTTTTATATGACCAGAAAAGGAAGAGGTGCGTTACCGTCTTCATATTCATATGAGTGTAAAGAATGCACAAAGAAAAGGGTATTGAATAGTAGGAAGATAGTTAACAATCAGTCTAAATGGGAATATCCTGACTGGTAACATTGTTCACGCACCGTTTCCCCATTAAAAGAGTGATTTTTAATAAATAACTTTAGAATAATCTTGGACTAAGGAGAATAGAAGATGCCAGTAAATTTAGCATCTCCTGGTATTGTAGTAAGAGAAGTTGATCTCACTGTAGGTAGAGTAGATGCTACTAGCGGTGGCATTGGTGCTTTGGTTGCACCATTTGAGAAAGGACCTGTCGATTTACCAGTGTTTGTTGGAGATGAGTCAGATCTTCTAAGAAACTTTGGAGAGCCACACGGTACAGATAAGCACTATGAAAATTGGTTAGTTGCTTCATCATATCTAGCATATGGGGGCAACCTTCAAGTTGTAAGAGCAGATGACGCAGACTTGCTGAATGCTGTCAGTGCTGGAACGACAGAAATTAAAATTAAAAATTCCACTCATTATGGTGAACTTGGATATGATAACAATGTAATCCCAAATGCCGTATTTGTTGCAAGAAATCCAGGATCTTGGGCAAATGGAATTAAGGTATCTGTCATCGACTCTAAAGCAGATCAGATTCTTACTCTTTCTGCAGCAAATAATATTGCAGTAGGTTATGGCGTAACTCAGGCAATTTCTGCAGTTATTCCTGGAGCAGGAACAACAACATCTCTTGATGGTCACCTGAAAGGTATTGTAACAGAGGTTGATGGTGTTAATGCATACGTTAAAGTTCTTTCACACGTTTCTGCTGCTGGAGTAGAAACCGAAGTTGACTATCAACCATCTGGTGTTTATGCATTCTCTGGTTCTGGCACTGTTGCAATTCACACTAATGGGCAAGCAACATCATATGCTACAACTTCAGTAACTGCACAATCAGATTGGTTTGATCAACAAACCATTTCTTTAACTGGATCAACATTATATTGGAATTCAATTGCTGATCGTCCTGGAACTTCTTCATATGCAGAAACAAGAGGATCAAGATTTGACGAACTGCATGTAGTTGTTTTTGATGACAAGGGTGAAGTAACAGGAAATGCTGGAACAATCTTAGAAAAACATCTTTCACTTTCAAAAGGATCTGATGCAGAATATTCATTAGGATCTACGTCATATTGGAGAAAGTATCTTAAGAATGTTTCACCCAATCTATTTGGTGGTAGTGCTCCAACTGGAATTACTACAACATCATATAGTAGTGGTTTTACACTAACATCCAATGGATCTTGGGATAAGAAATCCGATGGAATACATTTTGCTGCTGTTGGTAATGCCACTTACACGATGAGTGGTGGAAAAAATTATGATGGTGGAACAGACCTCACTGCAACTGGCGCTTTAACATCATCTTTAGATAATCTATCAAACGGATATGGGTTATTTGAAAATACGAATAATTATGATATAGATTTTCTGTTGATGGGTTCTGCAAATTATGGAAAAGAAACAGCACAGGCTTTAGCAAATAAACTAATTTCTGTTGCAGAAATAAGAAAAGATGCTCTAGCATTTATTTCACCATACAGACTGGCATTTTTAAATGATGGTACTGTAGGGTCTGTAACAGTAAATTCTGATGCTACAATTACCGATAATATCATTGAGTTTTATTCATCAGTCACTTCATCAACATATGCAGTATTTGATAGTGGATACAAGTACATGTATGATAGATTTACAGATACTTTCCGCTATGTTCCACTAAACGGAGACATTGCTGGATTGTGTGCTAGAAACGACCTCAACAACTTCCCATGGTTCTCACCTGCTGGAACTTCTAGAGGTGCTATCCTGAATGCAGTTAAGCTGACCTACAACCCAAGCAAAACTCAAAGAGATAGACTTTATTCCAATAGAGTAAATCCAGTGATTTTCTCACCTGGTGATGGCATCGTTCTATTTGGTGATAAGACTGGTTTCGCCAAGTCTTCTGCCTTCGATAGAATCAACGTTCGTCGCCTGTTCATCTATTTGGAGGAAGCAATCTCTGCTGCTGCCAGAGACCAACTTTTCGAATTTAATGATGAGATTACGAGAACCAACTTTGTTAATATTGTTGAACCATTCCTCCGCGATGTCCAATCCAAGAGAGGCATATTTGATTATGTTGTTATTTGTGATGAAACAAATAACACTGCTGCCGTTATCGATAATAATGAATTTGTCGCTGACATCTACATTAAACCAAATAGATCAATCAACTTCATTGGTCTAACATTTGTTGCTACCAGAACTGGCGTTTCCTTCGCTGAAGTCGTTGGTAACGTTTGATAATTATTTTTATTAATCAACCTTAGAGGTAAACAAAAAATGGCAACCAGAAATCAACTCAATCCACCCCCACTAAGAAAGATTACTGACTTCAAGAGTAAACTGGCTGGTGGCGGTGCTCGCTCCAATTTATTTGAAGTTGAGCTTTCATTTCCAAGCAGCGTAGGCGTTGATGGGATCAATGATATTCTTAACAAGGCAAGATTTCTTGTTAAGGCAGCACAACTTCCAGCATCAAACGTAGCGCCAATTGAAGTTCCTTTTAGAGGAAGAACTCTTAAAATTGCTGGAGATAGATCATTCGACTCTTGGACAATAACAGTCATCAACGATACTGATTTTGCTATTCGTTCCGCATTTGAAAAGTGGATGAATACAATCAATAGAGTTTCTGATAATACTGGTATTACTGATCCTGCACTATATCAAGCAGACGCTTACGTTTATCAATTAGATCGTAGTGGAGAAACTCTTAGAAAGTATCATTTCTATGATGTTTTTCCAACTCAGGTAGCACCAATTGAACTTTCATATGATAATACTGGCGCTATTCAGGAGTTCAGTGTAGAATTGCAAGTCCTTTGGTGGGAAGCAGTTAAAGGTAATGCTGCTAATGCTGGCGGAGAAGACATTAACTAAATAGTCAATAATAAGCAAATAGTTATACGATGGCAAGACTTTTTGGTTTCTCTATTGACGGCGATCAAAGTAAACCACCTTCAGTTATTTCCCCCGTTCCTCAAAATAATGAGGACGGGGTTGATAGCTATATTAGCAGTGGTTTTTATGGTCACTACCTCGATATTGAGGGAGTCTATAGAACAGAGCATGATTTAATTAAAAGATATCGTGAGATGGCACTTCATCCAGAGTGTGATGGTGCCATTGAAGATGT